CGTGGCCCACGCTTTATCGAACTCGTTCGCGCCCTTGGTCAGCGCCGGGTACTTGGACTGGACCCGGTCCATGTTCTCCAGCAGCAGCGCCAGCCCGGACCCGGCCTTCTTGCCGAACAGGTCAGTGATGACCTGCCCCTCGTTCTTCGCCGTGATCCCGTTGGCCTTGAACCGGCCGTTCAGGTCATCCAGGGCCTTCATCAGGCCGCCGGACTGCATGTCCTTCGCCAGCGAGTTCGTCGTCAGCCCGAGCGAGGCCAGCTCCGCCTTCCCCGACGCCGCGGGCACCGCGAGGGCCTGCACGGCCATCCGCAGCTCGGTCCCGGCCTTGGCCCCGCGGATGTTCAGGTCACCGTAGGTGGCCAGCGCCGCCCCGGTGTCCTTCAGCGTCAGCCCGTAGCCCTTCACCACGGGCACCACGCCGGTACCCATCGCCTCGGCCAGATCCTGCATCGTCATGTCACCGGAGCCCACGGTGGCATTCAGGGCGCCCATGGCCTGGGTGTAGTTTGTCGCCCCCGGGATCCCCGATGCCAGGACGGAGGTCAGGGCGTTGGTCGTGTCGACCAGGTTGGAATGCCCGACAGCCGCCCCTTCGGCGGCGACCTTGACAGCCTTCAGCATCTGGACCGGCGTCCCGCCGAGGGACGCCATGTTGGAGGCCACGTGGTAGGCGGATTCCGCGACGCTGGTCAGCGACTGCCCCGTCTGGGTGCTGATCTCCAGCACGCCCTGGGACATCTTCTTCACGTTCGGCATCGACACGCCGGCCTGCGTGTTCAGCAGCAGCATCTGGCTGTTGAACTTCATGGCCTTGTCGATGCCGTACGCAGCCGCTACGCCGACGCCGAGCAGGGCCGCCTTCGCGGTGGAGCCGAACCCGGCCGCCGCTTCCCCGCCCGCCTTCCCGGTCCGCTCAGCCGATGCCGCCGCCTCGTCTCCCGAGGCCGCGAACCGGCCGAGGGAATCCCGTGCCTGCCCCGCTGAGGCGGCCGTGGCGTCCAGCCCGGCCGCAGCCTCGGCACCGGCCGCCCCGGCCCGCTCCGAGGCGCCAGCGGCAGCGTCAGCGCCCGCCGCGGCCTCATCCAGCCCGGCCCCGGCCGCTGCGGCGGACTCCCCGATGGACTTCTCCGCGTCAGCAGCCCCGCCGGCCGAGCCTGCCAGCCGCTCGTTGGCTTCTGCGGCAGCGTTCGCCGAGCCGGCCGCCTCGTCAAGCCCGGCCCCGGCAGCAGCGCCAGACGAGCCGAGCCTGCCCATGGACTCGTTGATCCTGCTCACGGCGGCGTCGATGTCGGCGGCGGCCTTGTTCATCGACTCCGCGAGCTTGTCCGCGCCGCCCGCCGCCGCGGCCCCCCCGGTGCCGAGGGACGCGAGGTCACCCTTTAGCTTCGCCGCGGACTCCGCGGCCTTGTCCAGCGCCCCGGCCAGGTCGTCGACCTCGCCGAGGCCGGCCACATCGACGGTGATCGTCTCTTCGATCGCCACGGGCCACCCGCCTTTACGCGAAAGAAGCAGCGACGAGAGGGGCAGGAAAGGCGCAGGTCAGAGCGTGAAGTACTCACTGACGATAATCTTCATCGCCGCGGGCATCGTCCCCTCGGACTCACCTTCGGCTTTCTCCATGTAGTGCGCGCCGGCCTGGGTTACGTGGGTGCCGAAGAACCGCGACCCGTTGGACAGCACCTTCTTGTTGCGGACATGGATCGTCCCGCCGTTGTTGCGGAACGCCGCGTAGATGATGTGCGGGGCCACGACCGCCGTCGCGTGGGTGCCGGACCCGAACACCGCGTCGATGTGCTCCGATGCCCGCAGCGCCCCCGTCAGGACGGGGGTCGTGACATCCAGCGCGGCCAGGTACTCTTTCGCCCCGGCCCGTGCGCAGTCCAGTGCGAGGGAATCCTCGCAGCGGGCGGCTATCTCCCTGTACCGGGCCGCGCCTCCGGAAAGGTTCACCCGGCCTCACCTGCCCCTGCGTGCCTCGTCGATCCCGTTCAGCACCTCGGCGACCGGCCCGAGGTAGTTGCCGACCAGCAGCGGGATGTCCCTGGGTGTCTGCGGGTGCAGCCGGCCCCGGATGATCCACACGCAGTGCCGTATGGTGCCCGCGCCTACCGGGGGCGGGGGGCAGTAGCAGTCCCCGTTCAGGTACTGGTAGAGGTGCTGTCCGAATCCTGATTCTCTTTTGGGGTTTCGCCGTTGAGGCTCCCGTAAATAGGGTCAAGCTCTGCCCGGAGCACGTTCCCGGCCGGGAGGGGCAGCGGGTGGGGCAGCGGAATGCCGAACGAGGAATCCGCGATCACCCACCCTTCGACCAGCGCGTGGACCGGCGCGAGATCCTTGCGGGTCAGCCGCACCGGGGTCTCGTCCTGGGCGGCCAGCATCACGGCCGGGTTCTCCGGGGGCACCGCGGCCAGGGCCTCGCGTTTGTCTTGCCGGAGCTTGTCCGCGAGGTCCAGGTACTCGATCTGGTGATCCTCGGTGAGTTCGCCGATGCCCCTGATGTCGAACCAGCCGAGTTCGCCGCCGTTGCCGTCAGGGACAGGAACACGTTTCATTCAGGCTCGCTTTCATATTCGTAATTTCGCCACCCAGGGCGGGAATTGCGGTAAGATATCAGGGCATTAAAAAAGCGAGGTGACCGGGATTGCGGCCCAATCACCTCGCGCGCTCGACCTTGGCTCTCAAACCAGAAAGGCCCAGCTATGAACGATCGTACCGACCCCGGCGAAACCCGCCCCGCCGACCATCCATCCACCCCTGAGCGATGGCTGCCCGTCGTGGACTACGAGGGCTCGTATGCCGTCAGTGACCAGGGGCGAGTAAAGGGCCTGCCGCGCACCACAGAGGACGGCAAGCGGCTTTCCGGCCGGATGCTGAAGCCGTGGCGTGAGCCCGACGGCCGGCTGGCCGTCAGCCTCCGCAAGGGCGGCATTAAGAAGAACCATCGCGTCCATCAGCTAGTCGCCGCAGCCTTCATCGGCCCGCAGCCGGAGGGCCTGGAGACGCGCCACCTAGACGACGACCTTGACAACAACCGGCTGACCAACCTTGCCTACGGGACCAGCAAGGAAAACAAGGCCGACATGCTCCGTAACCACGGTCATTACAAGGACGCCATCACGGCCTGCCCGCAGGGCCACGAGTACACGCCGGAGAACACCTACATCGGCCCGAAGGGACGTGACTGCCGCCGCTGCCATAACGACCGCAGCAGGCAGCGCGACAAGGACTTGGCAGCCGGCGCCGGGACGCCATGCACCAGGGATGGCTGCGAGGACGGTCAGGTCGGCAACGGCCTCTGCCGGAAGCACTACACCAAGCAGTGGAGGGCAGATAACCCGGAGGCCGTCAAGGCCATTCAGCGACGGAGTAATGCTAAGCGCGTGCCGTCAGGACCGCCGTGCTCTGAACCCGGCTGTAATGCGCCGTCATCGACCAAGGGTCTGTGCAGGCCGCATTACCACAAGAAATGGCGCGAGCAAAAGAAAGCCGGGGAAGCCGCTTAATCCATGCTCACGCATATGTCGGAATGGCGTTCTGCAATGTAATGCTAAGAGGTGACTTTCCTCCACTATTTCCTGAATTGACCGTGTTTGCGATGAATTCTCCCGACGCGTTCCACCCCCAGAACGTTTTTCCGCTTTCGAGCGGGGTCTCCTTGTACGCGGCCTGGTTCGCTGCGAGGGCGAACGACACCAGCGACGATCCGGACAGGCCGTTACTGATCGACCATGCCAGCGTAGGCTGCGAATTCGAAAGCATTGCCGTCAAGGGCGATTCGTCAAGAGCAGGGCTGTACATCAGCTTGAACGGCGCCGACAGGTTGCCCCTGCCGATCAGGTACGGCTGCTGGTACCCGTCCGCCGTGGGGATCACGTCGAGGTCCCTGGTCATCGTGACCGACCACTCTGTGATGTCATTCACGGCCGAGCTGGCCACCGTGGTCGTGCTGTTCCACGCGGGGATCATCCTGACCGCCGAGAAGGACGGGGTGGGCGTGAAGCTCGGGTAGGTCTTGATGTAGGTCGTGACCTTCCCCGACCACATCAGGGCGCCGGTCGCCTTGCCCGTGATCGTGATCTCGGACATGCACCCGTAGCTGAACAGCCACGAGTAGTTGTTGCCCGAGCCGGGGATCCCGGTGCGGTGGATCAGCGAGTGAGTCGGGCCCTGGCCGGTGACGACACCCGTGGAGCCGTACGGGTTGAGCAGGCTGAACACGTGGCTAAAGGGCGCGATGACCGTCACCACCGCGATGGTGGTCAGGTGCGAGAACCGCAGCGGGGTCGTGGCGTCCAGCACGATGGACGTGGCGCTCGATCCCGTGCCGACCTTGACCACTTCGGCGTTGACGCCCGTGTCGACCTGAATGTAAGTGCCCGCGACCGCCGTGGAACCGGACGTGACCGGGATCGGGCCCGCGCCAGCCGACAGCGCCCCGGAGGTCGTCCACGTCGGCGTCGAGGCGGTGCCGGTCTCCACCAGGTCGCCGAGCAGGTTGTACAGGAAGTGGCCGAACGTGTCCCCGTAAAGAGGGCTCTCCTTGATCTCCGACTCGGCCCAGCGGGGGCCCTCCTGGAGATCATGGGTCTTGACGAAGTCACCCCACATGGAGGTGTCCTCGATCCACGGCATGATCTTGTTGTCGGGCATGAAGTTCGCGATGGGCACGGACGCGTAGGCGGTCTGCGCGGGGGCGACCCCGAACCCGCCCGACTCCAGTCCGATCTGGAGCAGCTGCGTGCAGATGGGGTATACGGCCGTGGGGGGGTTGGGAGCGACCATGGTTCAGCTCTCCTCGCTGCCGGTCGCGCCGGCCTCATCGTCGGTGGTGTCACTGCCGGGCCCGTCCTGGCCGCGGTCCTTGCTGCGGGTCTCGCCGTCGCCGCCCCCGTACGGCGCCCAGAACTGGTCCGGTGCCTCGTCCCGCTCGATCACGTCGCCGGGCTGCACGTCACCCAGGGGCACCCCGTAGGCGTCTCTGGTGCCGGGGTAGTAGCGCGCCAGGGAGTCGGTCATCGTCCAGAAGCGGGGCGGCATGGGGCCTCCAAAGGGCGCAGCGAGGAAGAGGGGGGGTACGGTGGCGGGCGTGAGCAGCACCGACGAGGAGCTAGCGGCGTGGCTGCGGGCCGCGATTCTGGCCCGGCTGGAGCTGGCGCGGGAAGCGTCCCCGAAGACGGACGGCCACTGGTGGCGCCGCACCGACGAACGCGGCGAGCCGGTCAGCCACCTGTGGGCCGGTGAAGCGCTCCGCGACGAAGACGGGAACGTCTGGAGCGGCGAGTACGTCGTGGTCTACGACGAGGGCGCCCCAGGTGAGGCGCAGTTCGACCACATGGCGGCCAACGACCCGCGCGACACCATCGCCCGGTGCGAAGCGGAGCTGGCCATCCTGGACCTGTACGAGCAGCAAGCGGCGAAGTGGTACGAGAACGCTATGCAGGAGGACCGGGCGTGGACGCTGTGGCCCGTGATCGCCCTGCTGGCCGGCGGCTACAGGTATCGTCCGGGCTACCGGGAGGAATGGGCCCCCGGATCGGGCATAATCACTGCCCATGACAACCCCTCAGCCTGAGCCCGCCAGAGGCAACGACGGCTCATCGGCCCCTGACGGCTACCTTCCCGAGCCTTCCGCCGTGCTCGCCCAGCAGATCGGGCAGGCCGTAGCGAACGCCGTCGCCCAGGTGCTGCAGCAGGTCCCCGTTCAGGTCGCGCAGCTCAAGTGCGCCACGTGCGTCCTGGTCCGCGCCCAGTGGGCCAGCGCTCACGCCGTGGACATCAAGGCCGCCGGGGAGCGGATGGAGACGGCGCTGGCATCGTTCCCGCAGGATCACCCGATCCGCGGCCAGGCGGACCTCGCGGCGTTCCTGCCGCCGCACCTGCAGCCCGGAGCGCCGGGTGGCGTGCCGCCGGTCCAGGACGGGGCGGTGATGACAGCGGGGACAATTGTGTGCGGCCAGCACGTCCCCGGCATCCCGCAGGCGGGCGGGGGGCGGAAGGAGTTCCTGATCGCGAACGCGGCCCTGTCCTCGCAGATGCTCGCGGAGATGAGAGCGGCCTAAGCCTGGATGACCTCGATCACCGGGATGGTCAGGCGCGAGTCGCACCGGTTGTACGCCTGATCTTCCAGGGCGCTGACCTCGATGACGTAGTCCTGGTCCTCGCCGAGGTTCGCGATCTGCGTGATGACTCCCGTGTACGGGTCCACGACGTTGTTGTCGGGCATGGCGGCGGTCCGGAACGCTTCCATCACCGCGTCGACGATGCCGGGGAACATGGAGTCGGCTTCCGGGTCGTCGCCTGCTTCCATCCACACGATCCACACGTCGACGCTGTGCAGGATGGTCTTGTCCCCGCTGGAGGTCCCCGGCCCGGTATTGCGGGGAAACGTGCCCGCGTACTTGTTGTCGCGGGACTCATGGCCCCTCGTCGGCCACACGTAGGCGGTGGGGATATCCGTCTCTACGTTCGGGTCCGGGGCGTTGATGTAGGCGGCCATGGCGGGGGCGTAGCCGGGCATCGGGAGGCCGCTGAGCAGGCTCTTGATGTACGCGAGCGAAGAGGCAATGGGAATTTCCGGTCACCCCCCGCGAGCGTCAGATGATCCGGTCAAAGGTGCCGACCAGCAGCCCCTTGGCCTGCTTCTCGAAGTCCGCTATCCGGCTGGCACCGCTCGCCGCCGTGCCGGGGATCTGCCGTACCGTCGTGCTCGTCGCGCCCCGCGTCAGCGCCTGAGCGGCACCGAACAAGGTGGCGGCCCACACCACCGTCTGGGGCAGGGTGGACACCATCACCCCGGCCGCATGAGGGTAGGTCAGCGGCGAGGCGAGGGTGAGCGTCCCCGGTCCCTGGGTGACCGACGTGGCCGTCACCTGGATCACTTCCTGCGCCCCGGCGTCGTACACCGTTCCCGTCGCCCCGGTGTACCCGGTCAGCGGCGACGTGATGGCCCACCCGGTGCAGTCGTCCACGGCGATCGTGCTGGCCGCGGCCGCCACGGCGGCGGTGATGCCGCAGTGAGGCCAGCCGTTGACGTACTCCACCAGGATGGCCAGGCCGTTACGTCCGAACGCCCAGTTGACGTACTCGCTGGAGACGAGGATGCCCTGCCCGCCCTCACCGGCCGCCGGGGGGGCCGTCGAGCCGTAGAGGCCGGCAGGCGGGTACTGCACGCTATAGAGGCCCTGCCCGGCCGGGACCGTGGTCCACACGTACGGCAGGCGGTTCGGCGCCACCTGGATGGACACGACCTCGAGGACCGGCCAGCGGGTCGTGATGAGCGTGGCGGGGCCGCATCCGCTCTGCGGTGCTCCTACCCGTGTTCCGGGGCCGTACAGCGGGAGGGTGTCGATGGTGGCGCGGAGGGGCTGCTTGCAGCACTGATCCACCATCGTGGTGGCGGTGGAGCAGATATTCGCTTGGGCCGCTAGTCGTTGTGCGGGGGTCACATTGGAGCCCGCTGGCACGGTCGACCAGCTCACGCCCGTACTGGCCTGCGTCAACAGCTCTGGCGTGACGTAAATAAGGTGTCAGGCCGCTCACCGGCAGAGGCGTAGACATAGGGGGCATCACCGCCTCGCCGCTACCGTTGGGCCATGACGCGAGAGGACTCTTACCTGCTGGCGATCGTCGGCCGCGAACTGCACCGGAGCACCCTGGCAGG